CTCGGGCTCCTTCTGGGTTGATAACCCTCTAACAATTAATTGTTAGAATGTCCGTCATTGAATTGGTCTCTTTACTTAGACTCCCTCTTGTAGAGCCCTTAATCGGGGCCGGTTACTTGATAGTCTTTGTATTGAGATTATTTTCAATTAAACGAACTCATCCCTTCAATCTTCTAATTTGGATAGGAACAATCATGATACCTTATACACGCAACCAATCAGAGCCTTCTGTAGACACTTATAAATCGGGTGTCATTGTCAGAGGGCAGACTGGGGCTTGCAATGTATTTGAATCACTGATTGTTCCGACTCCCGGCCAAACGAAAGGAGATTTCAAGACTCCAAATCCTTGGTCGTATCAGAAGATTAGCAGTACTGGCTTCCGAAGCCGTACTGTCCTTGTAGACCCAAACAATCCCCAGCGAAATATTAAGGAGGCCTCAGGGGGTCATGCTAGTATTCTTGACTCCATGGGCAGAATTAATGCTTTCGGTGATCCTGTTTGGGCAAACGCCATTAACATGGCGGCTGGTCGTCTCTCTTCTACAGTTCGTGGGGATTTAGATGTTTCGATAGACCTATTTCAGTGGAAACAAACCGCTAAAATGGTCGATCGCATCTATAACCTCACTCGCTCTATGAAGCAGTCCTGGCACCAAGCTACACGGCGCCGAGGACCTATTAAAGAGACCGCCAACATCTATCTAGAATGGACCTACGGACTTTCTCCTACTTTACAAACATTGTATGAGTTAGTCGCAAAGATCCGTTCAGATGGACTACTAGGAAAGGGCCTCATCCACTGTCGTGGTCGAGGTAATGTACATGACCTTTTCACAGGGACATCAAACTCGAATGTGTATAGTGACGGGCAATATTATCAATTTATTGCTCCGATCCGCTGGTCGCAAACGAGTTCTTACCGATGTCAATATGATATCTACTTGAAACCAGAGTTAACTCAATGGCAGAAGATCGGGGGATATACGTCATTAAATCCTGCGTCTTGGATTTATGAGTCTATTCCTTACTCTTTTGTTCTTGATTATTTCTGGAACTTCAGTCGATACCTTCGTTCCATGGAAACTGCTATGCTACATGCAGCTCGATTTCAGTCAGGAACTGTAACATATTCCCTCCTGCAACAGACCTCGCCTGTAACATCGCAGATGACCTCTCCGGATGGACAGGTAAAGCTGACAAGTACGTCTGGTTGTCACACCTTTAAAGGGTGTGATCGCTACGTCTTGTCCACTTTCCCTGTGCCGAAACTACCAAGTCTCGACATTCAACTCGGAGCACGAAGGATGGTTAATGTAGCGGCACTGCTTTCGCAGTTTCTACCGGATATGTTTAAGCCGGTCCGCACTCGGAAGACCTGGCCTCTTTTGAAGCCATCTGGTCAAAAACCGTTTATCATTTGATCGACGGTAACCACTCCCTTTCAAGGAGCAGTTCATGCCTGCAGCAGCAAATATCGTCCTCGCGGACGCACTGGTAACTCCAGTAAATCACACCTTTATCCCTTTGGGAAAAGACGCGAAAAACGTCTTTTGGTACGAAGATCAATCTCAGTCAAGTCCTATCGGCTACTGGAAGATTTCGCTTGAACTCAAGCGTCCTCTTCCGGGTGCCCCGGGCCAGGCTGCAACTTCGGACCGTGTTTCACGTGTCAAACTCACACTGCATGAACCCCAGCTTGAAACCCTGGGAACCAATGACAGTGGTTTGACTCCTCCCGCTACAGTCGCCTACGTACCCCGCTGGACGTCAGAATTCATTCTGCCGGAACGCGGTGTCCTTCAAAATCGGAAGGACATTCGTAAGATGGCTGCGTCTCTTCTTGCCGATGCCCAAGTGGTATCAGCAGTCGAGTCTCTGCAACCCATTTACTAATCACAAATGGTTGCAGATTATCGCGATGCGACTGAGATCTTGGTTGCCATTACTTTTGTAATTGGCTTCCTTTTTCTGATCTTTACTCGCAAATGAGCTTTATTAAACTCATGGAGGAATCATGCATAATCCTTTTGAGGATTTTGACGAAGTTTTCTTCGCCATATGCAAGAACGTTAACACTCCTTTCTCGCTTAGTCGATGGTTGCGTTGGAAGTATAAAGATTTTACTTCCGCCGCTTCTATCGATCCTGCGAGTTACGACACCGCCTACTCTTTTTCGAAAGATTACCTCGTTGCTAGCTGGGCTTCAAAAGCCCAGGTTAACCTCGAAGGTATCAATCTTAAAGAGAAAGCGCTTGCCAGTTTCAAAGCTGACGAGTCCTTCAATAAAGAAACGAACCAGAAGTTCAAAAGTTGGAACGCCTGCGGAGGAACTCCGCACGCCGAATTCTTAGTTCATGGAATTCAGCGTAAAATAGCTTCCATTCTTGGTCCTCTGGACATCGCATCTATATTGAATAGGTGTCGCTTCGGGAACGGCGCTACGGCTACGCTTTCGCGTAGACGTTCTCGCGTCGATCACAAAATAACAACCCTCCCCTTCTCTGTGTCTCCGGCAGCCCTCGGGTATGCCAGACTCGTTATAGAGAGTGATCCTTTATGGGGGTCTGCGATATGCAGATCCCCTGTCGAAGGACCCTTCTCTCTGTTACCAAGTTGTTTCGAGGTAATAGATTATAATAAGTTTGACACAGTACCAAAATCTCTTACAGGAGACCGTACTATTGCTAAGGAACCCGTACTAAACGGTTTTCTTCAGCAAGGCGTACATGTTTTCCTTCGTGAGAGATTAGCCAAGATCGGGGTAGACCTTAGGGATCAAACTAGAAACCAATACCTTGCATCCATAGCGCACGTCGAAAGACTTGCGACCATTGATGCAGAGCATGCTTCTAACTCAGTCACTAAGGGCCTGATCGAACTTTTACTGCCACCAGACTGGTTCGAATTCTTAAATATTTTAAGAAGTCGAAGGACGCTTCTTCCAGACGGAACAGTTCACAAAAATGAAATGTTTTCGTCAATGGGAAATGCGTTTACCTTTGAGCTGGAGACCTTGGTCTTCTACTCAATTCTACACACAGTGTGTAGGGGTTCCAGAATGGTTTCTGTCTACGGCGACGATATGATCGTTCCTCAAGAGTTTGGGGACGAGAGTATCAGCGCGTTAGCCCTTTTCGGGTTCCGCGTAAATAGGACAAAAACTTTCCTATCAGGTCGCTTCTTCGAGTCGTGCGGAAAGCACTACTTCGATGGTCTGGAAGTTACTCCCGCTTATCAGAAACGCCCTCCCCGATCGAACCTGGCTGAGCGCATTCGTGCACACAACCGGTTAATTAGGTGGGCGTCTCGCGTAGGCGGAGGAAATTTTCTTGACCCGACTGTTCGTGCACCTTGTGCTTTGTTGGCACGTGGGCAGAACAAGTCTCTATTTGGTCCGATTGGGCCAAAGGGAGACAGCTACTTTCAAGTTCCTTTTGGGAACTTCAGGGTAGTTTACGGTCATGCTCTCGTTCTTAGCTGGAAAGCTAGAATAAAGAGATCCAGAACTAGACAGGCAGGGTCGTATGCTTATTGGATTCGCCTCAGAAACGAATCTTTTAACTGTGATCTTGAAGCACAGCAGCATACGGGTGGTGGTCCTGAAGTTAATCTTGATCCTCTGGTGCTCTCTGAGTACTGCGAGGAATCAAGCTATGGCTTTAAGACAGAAAGAATCTCTGTTTCAGAGATTCAGGTTGACGTCGATTGGCTTACCTTTTAAGTCAGGATAGTCCGAAGGGTGCTCTATCGATCTAATGATAGAGAGTTAAACTCTTCGGCTATCCGACGTTTGGTGCCCTCGGG